CATGGTTTCCCAGGACAACAATCTTCCGGCCAGCTAATTGATCTAACTTGTAGTAATCTAAGGATTTCTCCATAGTAATATCACCTACAATATATGTCAGATCTCTTTTAGCTACCACTTGGTTCCATTCCTGAATTAAATATTCATCTTGTTCTTCTGCATTATCCCACCCACGGTGTTTTGCAATATTGGTATGCCCAAGATGTAAGCAACCTATGAATCTAACTACTGACATCTTCTTTGTTTTTAAAATATGTTTTCCATTTCTTTTCATGGTTTTCTTTGATCACAGCAGCATCCAGTATATCCATTTTACCACCTTTCTCAGTAAGTTTAAGTAATGTAGAATGAATTAAATCTACTGTGATATAATCTACTGATAAACCTGACATGTTCAAAGCAATCATCATTAGATGTTGCTTGTCTTCATAGTCTTGTACTTCAACTTTTCTTTCCATTAAGTTTTAATTAAAAATGTTTCCGGATTAATAACATCTGTCAGATATTCAATACCCTTGTAAGCATCATTATCTGCTGTATAATTACCATAAGTTTTAATTCTTTGGTCTCTTAACTGCAGTATAGATAAGCCTACTAAATACATATTGTCTTTATCTTCAGAACTTATCATTTCAATAAGTCTATCTCTCTCTTCTTCAAACAATAATCCCATTTTAACCAAAAGGTTAATTTCTGCCAAGAATATAAATGGTCTAAACTGCCCGGCCTTTGAGCCATAAGTATACATATGCCATAAATATCCCATATTACTATCTGCTACTTTGCATACCAAAGAATGCTCAAGACAGATATCATATACTAACTCTCTAATATTTTTTTCTTCAAAATTCATAATCTTATAAAATAAAACATACCAATTAATTTATTAGCATCAGGAATTATATTGTCAATATTTAATTCAGTACCATGAAATATAACAGAAGTACCTGTATCAATATGATAAACAATATTAACACCCCACTTAGTTCCTCTTGCATAAAACTCTACATCAATAGAGATATACTGATAAGCTAGATTATAAACATTATGATTAAGTCTAGTTCTTCTAAAACCCAACTTTCTAACAAGAGCATTTCCTAGTAATTCTGTTTCTCTAAGTGTCATTATTCTATAAATTTATGAAATGCTATCAAGTTCTTACACCACTGATGCGGAGGACCTAAAATATCTTTATGGCCGGTAACAAAATCTTTTGTAAGTCTTGTATTTGTTCCAGATAAAGCAGCTTCAACTATATAAAAATTGGGACGAAGAGCTGTAATTGTTACTTCAACAGTCCAACTGAAATCAAATCCATTGTAATAAAAAACATTGCTTTTACCAACTACTCTAAAGTATCCTAAATTATTAGCTTGTTCCTTACACCTTTCTATATCTTTTTGTTTCATAATTACTTATACATAAATTCATTAAATGCAATTAAAGCTTTTGCCCAATGATCAATAGGACTAATTATATCATCATGACCAGTTACAAACTCTCTCATATGCCTTGTACTTACCCTATGTAGAACAGCTTCTACTTTATATGTATCCGGATGGGTATAAGGAGTAATAGTTAATTCAACACTCCAGTTATTATCATTAAAATAACGGTAATAACTATTGCTTTTACCATAGGATCTTTGATAACCAGCAACTTTAGCTTGTTCCTTAAATCTTTTGATATCTTCTTCTGTCATGATTCTACAAATTTTACTATTGCCAGATAAATTTTTGCTTTCTCTTCAATATTGTTTACCAGTTCTGGTATAAATTCACCTCTATCATGAATACTAAAATGGAATACAACCTGATCTGAAGTAGCAACTTTTACCCTACAGTATACTTCATATACACCAGAATTTGTTTTGTTTATTATTAGATTAATAATAAAAGCACCACAATTTCTTGCATATATAAATCTTATACTACTGCTTTCTAAACCATTATAGACATAAGATCTTCTATTTAATTCATTTTCAAAATCAATTTTTCTACTTTCAAACATGACTAAAAAATATAACGGATTGTATTCCAAGGAATTATCTCATCATGAAGTTCAACAAACTGTTTAATATAATCAGCTTTTCTGTTATGTTCATACCTAATGTTTTTTCCACCATACTGGGATACTTTCCCTTCCTGTATTTTAGGTACCCATAACAGATGCTCACCTGTGAGTCTCTGTGCTAGATTATATTTATGTTTCTCTTCATTGTGAGTTAAGAATATTACTTCAGCTTTTACAGAAATATCTTTAATCCAAGCATTTCCATTAGCATAAAAATGTATAGCTCTAAATAGTTCTTTGTATTCATCAAGCCAATTATCATGCACAATTACAGGACTAAAATTCAAATGAACTTCATAACCAGCATTTAAAAATAAATGCACCACACTTAATCTATCAGGAATAGAACTTGTACTAGGTTCAAGAAATTGTCTCCATTTCTCAGGCATAAGGCTAAATCTTATTCTAATCTTACCTTCTGGATTAAATTCCAAAAGTTTAGGATTTACATACTTAGTAGCAAATGAACCCATAGCAAGTGGATGATCTCTGAAGAATGCAAAGATTGTTTTCCAGTCATGATATTTTGCATGCAGAGCAAAGTCTTCATTACATGAGATATCATAGGTTACATATTCTCCTGTTTGATTAGGTTTCTCTACTGTAGAAAAATAAGCATGTGAATTAATCTCTGTCAGGATATCCATAGTATTTGTAGCTACAGAAAGTCCTTCCGGTTTGTGTCTTTTCATATAACAGTATGTACAATTATAAAGACAACCATGTCCAAAACTTGGTGAAATAAAGTCAGTACTTCTTCCGGAAGGTCTAATAACCATAGACTTCCTAGTAACTTTTTCTACTAGCATACTATTCCATTGTTAGGTTATTATCTGATACAATCTCCCGGATTTTATCTCTTAATGATTCATATGCTTCATCTACTGCAGAAGGAAGTTTTTCATTATACTTAAGTTCATTTCTTAAGTGCTGATCTAATTCCCACATAGCATGTTTCCATTTCCAACCATCTAATGCAATTTTTGCATTTTCTGCGGCATCTTCATCTGAAAATTTAATAATTACTTCCATCATTCATCCCAATTAGTAAAATCATCATCTTGCATTGAATAAATAATTATCCCAGCAAAAATTACTGAAACAACTAAAATAATAGTTAGTGTCATTCTTCTTCATTTACAGGTTCAACAATCCATTCTTCTGCTAATGTATTAGCATAAGTATACACATCAGTAGGTCTATACTTAAAAAAGTTATAGATCTTTTCAATCTTAGCATGATTAGGACTACCTTCTAATAATGCTAGTGTAGGAGCAAAACCATGAGCTTTGAGTATAAAGTAACACTTTTCTTCTGTGTCAAACACAATACCTTCAGCATTTAAATTAGTCTCTCTGTTCTTTTCCTTGGAGTAATATAATCCAGAAGGAATATGTTTTATCTTAAATCCCATGTTATTTATTTTTTCTTTGTTCTAAGTAATCAATAATAAATCCTGCGGCAACTATTAAGTTCATACCACAGGATGCAATAATTTCTGTAATATCCTCATAGATATTGGACATTAAATGAATGTGACCAACCATCCAAAATGGTATGGACAAGTTTTGGCTTATCCATACCACTAGATATTTTAGAAAATGTTTCACTTATTGTAATGCTTCAAGTATTTTATCTAAGTTTTTATTAGTAAGATAGAAACTAGTACCGGAGCTAGACATAATTGCCATATTAGACCCTGTCTTTAAAAACCAAGTTTTCCCATCTAACTCAAAAGTTAACTCTTTCTTGTCTACTAAAGCTTGCTTCAAGATATTAAAGAACTCTATTGTATTTTCTTTTGAATCTAAATGTATATAATCAATATCAGTAATATATTGATAATCAAGATTCTTGTAATACAATGTGTACCAATTACTTTCAGCATCATAAAAATGAGTTAGTTTAGGTAAACCTGTAAGTTTACTATACCATACTGTACTATCTTT